TTGAAGGTAATACTTGCGGACAAGTATTTCTTCACTATAACCATGTAAATGGTCCTTTTGCTGAAAAAAACAGGTTCGACAAAAGGCCGATGTTAGGACTTCCGCCGATAACGAAGTCATAATATTATGGAGTTATATGTTACAAAAAATAGGTTTTTTACCTGGGTTCAATAAACAAGTTACCCCTACAGGAGCAGAAGCTGAATGGCAAAGTGGGGAAAATGTGCGGTTTAGATATGGTACTCCTGAAAAAATAGGAGGATGGTCTCAATTAGGAGAAAGTAAATTAACAGGTGTAGCACGACAAATGCATCATATTGTTAATAAAGACTCACAAAAATTTTCTATCATAGGAACGAACAGAATTTTATATGCATATACGGGTGGTGTATTTTATGACATTCACCCTTTAGTTAATCCATCAGGAACAGCTATTACTAATGCATTTAGTACAACCAATGGTCAAAAAATTGTAACCATTACAGCTTCATCTCATGGATTTAGCGCAGGAGATATTTGTTTATTTGGCGACTCATCAACATTTAGTGCAATAACTGATTCTAATTATAGTTCTGCAACTTTTTGTGACAAAAAATTTATGGTTACTGAAATTGTCGATGCAGATAATTTTAAAATTACAGTAGCTGATACTGAAACAGGAAGTGGTGCTACCACTTCTGGAGGTATAACTTATTATAGATACTACCACGTAGGTCCTGCTGAACAGGTTGGAGCTTTTGGCTGGGGTATATCTTTATTTGGGGGTAAAGTTTTAGGATCTGTTACCACTACTTTAAATGGAGCTTTATTAAATGATACGGCAGGAACAGGAGGTTCAGGAACTTCTATTACTTTAACCGATACAACAGGTTTTCCAACATCAGGTACAAATTATATTCAAGTAGGAACAGAAGAAATTTCTTACACAGGAGTTTCTGGAAATGATTTAACAGGTATTACTAGAGCAGTAAGAAACTCTACAAGAGCGGCTCATTCTAGTGGTGATACTGTTACAAATACGTCCGACTGGACTGGATGGGGATCAGCTGCAGCAAACACTGATAAAGTAACTGATCCAGGTCTTTGGTCCATTGATAATTTAGGAGATAATGTTATCGCTCTAATTCATAACAGCGCGGTATTCGAATGGGATTCTGCTGCAACTAATGCTACATCAACTAGGGCTACTGTTATTTCTGGAGCACCGACAGCATCAAGAGATATGTTAGTTTCCACACCTGATCGTCACTTAGTTTTATTTGGAACTGAAACCACTATAGGAACTACATCTACACAAGATGATATGTTTATAAGATTCTCTTCTCAAGAAGATATAAATACCTGGGCACCGACAGCAACCAATAGTGCTGGAACACAAAGACTGGCCGACGGATCACGGATCATGGGAGCTAAACTTGGTAAGTCTGCAATTTATGTATGGACTGATACAGCTTTATTTACCATGAGATTTGTAGGTACTCCGTTTACTTTCGCCTATGATCAAGTAGGTACAAACTGTGGATTAATAGGAATGAATGCAGCAGTTGAGGTGGATGGTGCTGCGTATTGGATGTCTGAAAATGGTTTCTTTAGATACACTGGTAAACTAGAATCTATGGACTGTTTAGTAGAAGACTATGTTTATGATGACCTTAATAAAACTTCTAACCAATTAATTTATTGTGGTCTTAATAACTTGTTTGGAGAAATCGTATGGTTCTTCCCTACTTCTACATCTAATGTAGTAGATAGATCTGTTTATTATAGTTATTTAGATTCAACCCCTGAACGACCTATATGGTTTACAAATGCTAGTACATTATTTAGAAGAACAACGTGGATAGATTCAGCTATTTTTGGATTACCCCATGCAACTGCATATGATGCAGATGATGATGCTTCATTTGATGTAACTGGTAATACTGAAGGAAGTACTATTTATTATGAACATGAAAAAGGAGTAAATTATCTTAAAGGAGGAACTGAATATGCTGTTCCATCTAGTATTACTTCAGGAGATTTTGATATAACTCAGGATCAACAAAGAGGAATTACTTTTAGAGGAGATGGAGAATATATAATGAGAATAAGCAGATTTTTACCTGACTTTATATCTCAAGAAGGTAATACTGTAGTTCAATTGGATCTTAGAAATTTCCCTAATCAATCAGCGGTAAGCTCGACATTAGGACCTTTTACTGTTACAAGCAGTACTAACTATAAATCTTGTAGAGCTAGAGCAAGATCGGTTGCAGTCACTGTCGCCAATAATACCGGAAGTGATACAACCTTAGGACAAAATTGGAAGCTAGGTACATTCAGATTAGATGTCCATGCAGGAGGAAGAAGATAATGCCATTTAAATCAGAGAAGCAAAGAAGATATCTATGGGCTAATGAACCAGAAATAGCTCGTGATTGGACTGATACTTATGGAAGTAGAATTCAAAAAAATAGCGGTGGTGTTGCTAGTCAAGGTGGAGTAAAAAATTATTTAGGTAAGCAACCAATGGTTAGTGCACCTAAGTATTGGCAGTCAAGTCCCGATCATCCAACAACAGAATTAGCATATATTACACCAGCAGAAAAAGATTTACTTGTTAAACAAGATTTACATGGCTCACTAAACGGCGGTGTCAACAGAGGACCATCAGGTATTATGAGTTTAAATGGATGGGGATCATCTGATGCTAGTCAAAACAGAGCTGGTGCAGATATTAGTTCTGGTATGGATAAAAGCGCAAGTGATAAAGGATGGAGTGGGCCTGGAGGGTTTACCAGTCCTCATGCTAAATCACCTGCTCAATTAAATTTACTCGCAGGTAAAAAAGGTTCATCAACTGTAATGCCAGGATCACATTATGGAAAAGGACCTACTAAACAAAAAAGTGGAATAGGAGGTTTAATTTTAGGAGCAATTTTAGGTATGATAAATCCTGCATTAGGAATGGCTTATAGAGGCTATCAAGGAATAAAAGGTTTAGGAACTAAATTTGGAACTCAACTAGGAGACTGGAGAGAAAATTTAACGGGATATAGAACACAAAAAGAATGGGAGGACGCAAGAAAACAAAGACAATTACAAAGTAGATTTGATAAATTAATGGATAGAAAATTATCTGGTAAAAATTATAGTCAAAAAAATTTAGATATGCTATCAGCTATGGGAATAAATCCATCTAAAAATTCTTTAGCTGCAGCTTTAGCTAGAGATGCAAATCAATCAATGAATATGTTTGACGGTCCTTTCTCAAGAACTCATCTACAATCAGTAGCTGAAGGTTTACCACCACAAGGTCCTAGTGGTATGTACAACCTAGATGATATGTTAATGGATAAAGCAATGGGACCATATTCATCGCAACCTGGACCATGGAATGAAATGGGTGCATTTAAAGCGCCAATGCAATCTCCTACAGGAATAATGAAACCAGGAATGTATGGATCAGTTTCATATGTAGATCCTTCTCAACAACAATTTGGTGGAGGAATAACACATACTCCACAAGGACAAGGATTCTGGGGTAATCTTTTTAGTAATTTTCCAAGAATGTAACATGGCAAAGATAGTACAAACATTAACCCGAGCAAGCACAGAATATAGAGAAGACGTAGCACAATCTTTAGTAAGAGATTTAGATGCTGTCTTAGAAAAATTAAACACTACATTTCAAGAAGAATTAAAACAGGAGATAGAAGCTAAAGCTTTCTTTATGGAATAATGGCTGTTGTTAATCAATATAAATTTGTAGGAATAGATAATGATACCAGTAATGGAGAATTAAATCCATTTGGTTCTGGTAATCCTACAGCTACTGAAACATATATTATTAAATCTATTTTAGTAACTTCTGCTGGCACCCCTAGCCCTATTGTCACAAATAACGCTATTACAACTATTAAATCAGCGGCCTTAACAGCTAATGTAACTAAAGAATTATTGACCCAACCCTTAATAGTAGAAGGTGGAAAAACCCTTACCATTAAAGCCGGCAGTGCAGACTCATTTGATGTAGCTATTAGTTATTTAAATATTAACAAGGAAATCACAGCATAATGGAAGTAATAAAACCAACAAAGGTAACAACAGTTATTAAAAATAAAAAAACAGGAGAGGAGTATAAAACCGAGGAGGAATGGAAAGCCAAGAATATCGCTGAAGAAGACATTCAAAGAGATGTTCATGTGTTTATGCCAAGCCTTGATTTGTTTGGAAAAACAAAGTAGTATAATAAACCCAAGGAAATAAGACAAAATTATGGCACTATTTGAAGAACAAATTACAGATACATTAGAGACAGGAGCACCTTCTATTAAATACGAAGGAGATGAAGGACCTCAAGATCCTAGACAAGAACAAATGCTAGCTCAATTAAAAGAAGAATACATGCAATATGTATTCGAACAAAAAGAAATAGGTGAGCCAGTTATGTCTTTTGAAGAATGGTATCAAATGGTTTACGAAGCTAGTAAGATGGGTGTTCAAGCTCCTCAAGAAGAAATGATGAGTGAAGAAATGATGATGAGAGAACCAGCAGCTTATGGTGGTATCATGGACACTGAATCAGGAAGAAGAATGTATGGTTTCGGAAGTATATTTAAAAAGATTACAAAGATTCCAAGAAAATTAGTTAAAGGTGCAAAGAAGCTAGTTAAATCAGATTTAGGTAAAGCAGCATTGACGGCAGCCGCAATGTATTATGGTGGTGGAGCCCTTGGTGGTGCTAAAGCAGCAGGTACTGGATTTTTACCTTCAGGTGCAGCAGGTGGTGCAAGTTTAAAAGGAAAAGGATTAGGAGCATTAATAAAAACAGCAGCTAGAAAAGCTATTCCTCATTTACAAAATCCAAAAACTTTAGCTAAGCTTGGTATTGGTGCAGCAACTGCATTACCATTACTAGGTATTGGAACTCAGAAACAAGATTTTCCACCACCTATGAGCGATCAATCAGGAAGTTTTGATTTGGATTATGAGGATGAAATTATTAGAGGGGCAAGAAAAGCCGCGACGTCAAAAGATTTAGCTCAAATTAAAGCTTTTAATGAAAAATATGGAACAGATCTTGTGGAAGATATAGATGTATATCAAGGCGCAGCAGATGGCGGAAGAATTCCATTTGCTTTAGGAACTAAAGCAGACTTTGCAATAGAAGATGTTATGACTGGTGGTGTAGAAGATGAGATTGGTGGTATCACAGGTATCATGAGAGAAGCTGATCTTAAACGTAAAGGACATATTGGTCAGTTCTATGCGGCTGAAGGTGGTTCACCTAATGAAGGTTT